TCAAAGGAGTAAGTTAGATGCCTTTTAATATTAATTCTTTCAAAGCTCAAGGACTACCATGGGGGGGCGCTCGCCCCTCCCTGTTCCAAGTTCAGATTACACCTCCACCAACACTTCCGTTGAACCCAGAGGCGTTTTCTAAGCTAACCTTCACATGCCGTGGAGCAGAACTACCAGAGTCAACTATAAGTCAGATTGAAGTTCCTTACTTCGGTCGTAGAATTAAATTGGCTGGTGAAAGATCATTCGCTGATTGGTCAATCACAGTAATGAACGATGAAGATTTTTCTGTACGTTCAATGTTTGAAGCATGGCAGAATGCTATCAATACAATGCAGACAAATATTCGTCTACCACAGGCTGCTTTTGAACTTTATAAAGCATTCGCTGTTGACATTACACAGTATGGTAAGGGCGGAGAAATTCTTCGTGTTTACCAGCTAGTTGGTGCTTTCCCAACTCAGGTAAGCTCAATTGGTCTTGGATGGGATACTCAGAATGCCATCGAAGAATTTACTGTAAACTTTGCCTACGATTACTGGCTACCAGTTGACGAAGGTACGACAGTCCAGACTGCCGGTAAGGTTACTCCATATCTTGGCGAAACTAATATCGGTCCACAGTTCTAAGTCTAAATACTATATTATTCGGAGGGAGCCAAAACTCCCTCCTTCTATTGGAGAAATAAATGCCAGAATTATTCGGATTCGAATTTAGAAAGAAACGCCCGGAACAAGAACTTCCTAGTTTTGCTCCACCAAGAGATTCAGACGACGGAGCCGTTGTCGTATCAGCAGGTGGTGCATTTGGCACGTATGTAGATCTTGACGGTACAGTTAGATCCGAAGCAGAGTTAGTTACTAAGTATCGTGAAATGTCGTTGCAACCAGAATGCGATGCAGCAATTGATGAAATTGTTAATGAGTCTATTTCTATTGACGAAGAACATACAGTTCAGATTAATCTAGAAGAACTAAAAGTAAACGATACAGTTAAAAAAGCTATCCGTGATGAGTTCCAGAATTGTTTGAACATCTTAGAGTTCAACAAATATGCCTACGAAATTTATAGACGTTGGTATATTGATGGCCGTTTATACTATCATGTTATTATTGATGACAAAAATCCATCAGCTGGTATTAAAGAAGTAAGATACGTTGACCCACGTAAGATTCGTAAAGTCCGTGAGGTCCAGAAGAAAAAGATTCAAGCCAATAATCCAGGCGATGCAGTTGTAACCAAAACAGTCAACGAATATTTCATTTTCAATGACAAGGGTTTCAACTTCGGAAATAAAGCAGTTGGTCCATCTACTACAGGACTAAAGATTGCTAAGGATTCAGTTTTACATATTGTGTCAGGTCTAACAGACAATCAAGGCACAATGGTTCTTTCTTATCTACATAAATCAATCAAGCCACTTAACCAGCTAAGAACATTGGAAGACGCTCTAGTTATCTACCGTCTTGCTCGTGCACCAGAACGTCGTATTTGGTATATTGACGTTGGTAATCTACCTAAGATGAAGGCAGAGCAGTATGTTCGTGACATTATGGTTAAGCATAAGAACCGCCTAATTTACGACGCACAGACTGGCGACATTCGTGACGATCGTAAGTTCATGACAATGCTTGAAGACTATTGGCTACCACGCCGTGAAGGTGGTAGAGGTACGGAGGTTACTACCCTACCAGGTGGCCAGACACTGGGACAGATGGACGACGTCCTATACTTCCAAAAGAAGTTTTTGAATTCATTGAACGTTCCAGTGTCAAGACTTAATTCAGATGCTCTATTCTCAGTAGGTAGAGCTACAGAAATTACTAGAGACGAATTAAAATTCACTAAATTTACCTCAAGATTGAGAGGAAGATTCTCTCATCTGTTTACTAAGATGCTAGAAAAGCAGCTAGTTCTAAAAGGTATTTGCACTCTAGAAGAATGGAAATTCTTTTCTGACGATATCCGTTTTGATTTTGCTAAGGATAACTACTTTACAGAACTCAAAGAAGCTGAGATTCTTGAAGGCAGAATTAATCAGGCAAGAAACATTCAGGATATGGTTGGTAAATATTATTCGCATGAATGGGTTCGTAAGAATGTTCTGCATCAATCAGATGATGACGTTGTAGAAAACGATAAGGCAATTCAGCTAGAAAATNAACTCGCNGAACAGGGNGACTATAAATGGGTCAATCCTACTGTTATTAATAATGAAATGTTATTACAGCAGGCTGAAANGCAAACTCAACAGATGCAAATGTCTCAGGATCAACAACAACAGTTGCAACCTGGNACTGAAGGTTCTATGGGAGGAGATCCAGAAATGGCTCAGAAAATGGAACAAGTCAGAACAGCTCAGATTATTGTTGATCAAATGAAAAANATGCCAAAGGCTAACAGAACTATGGCAGACGAAGCCAAATATAAAGCTGCTGTTCAAGTTCTAGCTAAGAACCCAGAATTAGTAAGTAGAGCACAAGCTGGTGGCGCTCCACAGCAAACACAACAGTAAGGTGATATGATGTCTGAAGAAAATAAATATGAATTGCAAGATATGATTAATTCAGCTGCACTACAAGAACCATTGACATTCCAGAATGCATTTAATGATCTTGTGGTCGATAGAATCAGGACTGCAGTAGAAAACAAAAAAGTTGAGATAGCTCAACAGATGTATAATTACGAACCACCAGAAGATATTGAGACGGATGAAAATGATGATGAGTTTGGTGCTGGTGAAGCAGAACTAGAAAACTCAGAGGAAGAAATAGATGGCTAAATCCCTTAAAGATATTCTTACTGGAGTTAAATCCAGCAAGACAGTAAAACCCGATCTCAAAGATCTTGCTATGTCACCAGAAGGTAACAAGGGCGAGCTAGAATTTGCTGCAAAGCATGACATCGAGAAGCACGCTGACCGTGTTGGTAACGATGAAAAAGTATATGCTGGCGGAACATCAAAAACAACTAAGTATAAATTCCAGAAGGATGGAGTTTATGAAGAAACTAGTTGTAATCGTTCTGGTAAAGGCGTTCATTGCGAAATGCATGGAGAAGATGACTGTTCTTCTTCATCAGATAAAGAGCCAAGATATAAAGGCAAAAAACTTTTAACTGATAAGAAACAGGTTTCAGAAGGACGTGTTGAAGATGTAGCTCACAAGAAAGTTACTAAGCAGCTTTCAGCTATCGCTAAGTCTTCTAATGTTCCTGTAACAAAAGTAAAGCCAGGTAAGAAACAGTATAATGAATTAAAGAGCACTGGCTCAATGTTTGGTGGAGCAAGAACTATGGCTGCTGGCCTAGCAAAGCGTGACATTGAAGCCACTAGTGGCAGAGGTTCTTCAGTTGGTAAAGCTATCGTTAAGGAAGATGAAATTAACGAAGTAGCTCCACCAAATCCAAAGATTGAAAAATGGATCAAGGCAAACAAAGAACGCTTTGTAAAAGAATATGGTAAAGAAAAAGGCACACAGGTTCTTTATGCCAAAGCATGGAAAATGCATGGTCAGTCAGAATCCGGCGGGGCCACTAATACTGATTACACTGGCGGAACATTAGGTTCTACTGGTAGACTAGATGTGGGGACTTTATAATGTTTATTAAATTACTTGGAGCCGAAAGATCAATTTCAACAGCAAACAATTTTGGTAACACAGCAAACCTTTGTAGAGTTGTAAACCCAACTACTGCTGCTGTTCTTAATATTGCTTATGCTAATGGTGTTGTATACGCTAACACTACTGTTACTAATACATGCCCAATCTTTGTTGTTAAAGATTTAACAGACACACTACAAGGCACTGGTCTGCTAGCAACACCAGTAGCGTACAGAGGATAAGAGATGAAACTCATCGCCGAATTAAACGAAGATACTCAATATATTACTGAGAGATCTGAAGACGGTAAGAAGCACCATTATATCTCTGGGCGCTTCATGACAGCCGAAGAAAAGAACAAGAATGGCAGAATGTATAAGAAGGATATTCTTGTGAACGAAGTCTCAAGATATATTCGCGAAGTTGTTAATGCAAAAAGAGCATTCGGCGAGCTTAATCATCCTTCTGGACCAACAATCAATTTAGATCGTGTATCTCACATTATTACTGAATTGAAATGGGATGGTAATTTTGTCAATGGCAAAGCAAAAATCACTTCAACTCCAATGGGTGAAATTGCTCGTGGCCTTCTAGAATCAGGCGGGCAGTTGGGAGTTTCTACACGTGGCATGGGTTCTTTGAAAGAACAGAATGGTGTCATGGTTGTTCAGAGCGACTTCAAACTATCAACTGTTGATATTGTTTCAGACCCAAGCGGTCCTGGATGTTTTGTAAACGGTATCATGGAAAATGTTGAGTGGATTTACGATCCAGTTAAGAACACTTGGCATGAAGAAAAACTTCATGAGACAAAGAAGTATATTAATACTCTATCAAAGTCAAAGCTCGAAGAGCAGAAACTTGCTATATTTGAAGAGTATTTGTCGTCTTTAACTCTAAAGTAACAATTATTATAAATAAATTAAAATTTCTATTATAGGAGATTATTCTAATGGCTAATAACGAAGAACATGATCTCGACGACGTTGCTAACCTAGAAGATACAGCTGTATCTGAGGCAAAGCACGAAGAAGAGGAAGAAGAAGAGGAATCTTCTAAGAAGAAGATGAAGAAGAAGTGCGAAGAAGAAACAGAAGTTTCTGAAGAAACACTAGCTGGTTCATCACTTCATCCAAAGGCTCGCCATTCAGACCCAATGTCAAAGCTAGGCGCTATGCATGGTGTTATGAATGTAATGGCTGGAATGGGTAAGTCTGATCTTATCAACTTCTTCAATCAGGTTCAGTCTCAGTTTGGTCCAGGTAAGGACTGGGGTGTTGGCGATAAGTCTGGTCACAACCAGTCTTCAATCGACATGAAGCCATCAGATGCTACTGGCAAGTCAGCTCCAAAGACTCGCGACGCTATGCCAAAGCTAAACGTCAAGGAAGACATTGAAGAAATGTTCAATGGCCAAGACCTTTCCGAAGAGTTCAAGGAAAACGTATCAACCCTATTTGAAGCTGCTGTTTCAGCTAGATTAATTGCTGAACAGGCTCGTCTTGAAGAAGAATTTGAGACAAAGCTACAAGAAGAAATTGCTACCTTCAACGAAGAAATAACTTCAAAGCTCGACACTTATCTTGATTATTGTGTTGAGAATTGGATGAAGGAAAACGAAGTAGCTATCGAATCAACCCTACGCAATGAGCTTGCCGAAGAGTTCATGGAAGGATTGAAGAACCTATTCGCTGAGCACTATATCAGTGTTCCAGAGGAGAAGGTTGATGTTCTAGAAGCAATGGCCGAAAAGGTTGCTGCCCTAGAAGAAAAACTTGATGAAACAATTTCTGAAAATTATGAGCTAAAGAACTTTGTTGTTGAGAACGAAAGACAGGACATTGTTGAAGGTCTTGCTTCCGATCTAGCATTGACACAACAAGAAAAGTTTGCTGCTCTTGTTGAAGGAATTGAGTTCGATGGTGATCTAGACACATATGCTAAGAAGCTAATGATTGTCAAGGAAAACTATTTCAAGGGTGAAGCAACTTCACATTCTTCAAACATTGAAGAAGAAACATTTGAAGGCGAAGTCGCATCAACAGTTGGCGTTGACCCAGTCGTTAACCGCTACGTTGCTGCACTTTCCAGAACAGTTAAAAAGTAATTTATTATAAATAGATAAAGTATATTTTCTAAGAAAGGAAAACTAAATGTATCTAGCTGAGGAAATTCAAAATAAGTGGGCTCCAGTCCTAGACCATGATGCTCTAGGCAGCATCAAGGACCAGCACCGCCGTTCAGTCACTGCAGTTATGCTCGAGAACACAGAGAAGGCTCTCCGTGAATCAGCAGCACACGGTGATTACCAGACACTAACTGAAACAAGTTCACTAGTTCCAGCTAACCTAATGGGCGCTTCAAGCTCAACTCAGGGTACTGGCGGTATCGATACTTTCGATCCAGTTCTTATTTCACTAGTTCGTCGTGCAATGCCAAACCTAATTGCTTACGACATCTGCGGCGTTCAGCCAATGACTGGCCCAACTGGCCTCATCTTCGCAATGCGTTCACGTTATGCTAACACTAGCACATACAACAACGCTGGCGCAGAAACTTTCTACAACGAAGTTAATACCCAGTTCTCATCTGTTACTTCAGGTGCTAACACTTTCGGTAACAAGTTCGTTGGAACAATTCCAGGTGCTACAAACACTTCACCACTAACAGCTGTTAACACTTATAACACTGGTGCTGGTATGTCAACTGCTCAGGCAGAAGCACTAGGAACTGATTCAAATACAGCTTTCCCACAGATGGCATTCTCAATCGAGAAGGTTACTGTTACTGCTAACACTCGCGCTCTAAAGGCAGAGTATACTATGGAACTAGCCCAGGATCTTAAGGCTATCCATGGTCTAGATGCTGAAACAGAACTAGCTAACATTCTTTCAGCTGAAATTCTAGCTGAAATTAACCGTGAAGTTGTTCGTACTATCAACATCACTGCTGAAGCTGGCGCTCAGGATAACGTAACCACTGCTGGTGTGTTCGATCTTGACACTGATTCAAACGGTCGTTGGTCAGTTGAAAAGTTCAAGGGTCTAATGTTCCAGCTAGAGCGTGAAGCTAACCAGATCGCCAAGCAGACTCGTCGTGGTAAGGGTAACATCGTTATCTGTTCTTCAGACGTTGCTTCTGCTCTACAGATGGCTGGTGTTCTAGACTACGCTCCTGCCCTTAACTCAAACAACCTACAGGTTGACGATACTGGAAACACCTTCGCTGGTATTCTAAATGGTCGCCTAAAGGTTTATATCGATCCATACGCACTAGGTGGTAACTACCTAACTGTTGGCTATAAGGGTTCATCAGCTTTCGACGCTGGTCTATTCTATTGCCCATACGTTCCACTACAGATGGTACGTGCAGTTGATCAGTCATCATTCCAGCCTAAGATCGGCTTTAAGACTCGTTACGGCATGGTCGCAAACCCATTCGCCGAAGGTCTTTCACAGGGTCTAGGTCGCTCAAATGTGATCAGCACTAACAAGTATTACCGTAGAGTTATTGTTAATAACCTTATGTAATCTTTATTCGGACAAAGATCCGATGTCTAGAAACTGGGGCGGCTTCGGTCGCCCCTTTTTTCATATATAAATAGTATGAAAGGAGTTACCATGTCAGCAATAGATAATACACCAGAAAACAAAAATTTTCTATCGCCTCTGAATTTTAAGTTCAGCCTCAAAAGAGCGCCGCATGTAAACTTCTTTATCCAGAAAGTAAACGTACCTTCATTGGGATTGCCAGTAGTTGTATTTCCAAATCCTATGGTTAACATTCCAATCCCAGGAGAACATCTATCTTATGGTGATTTAGATGTTACATTCAAAGTTGATGAAGACCTACAAAACTATCTTGAAATTCACAACTGGATTAAATCATTAGGCAAACCACAAACATTTGAACAGTATAAAACCATCGCAGCCAAAAACGAATATACTGGAGAAGGTCTTAGATCAGATATATCTCTAATGGTTTTGTCTAGCACCAAGTCTGCGAACTTTGAAATTGTTTTCGCAGAAGCACATCCTATATCTCTTTCTGGACTTGTTTTTAATACAACCGATGATAATGTTAATTATGTAGAAGCATCCGCCAGCTTTAAGTATACTTACTACGACATAAATAAAGTTTGACTTTTTTCTTAAAATATAGTATTATAAAATATTAGATGAAAACTGTGAGAGTATAATGACTATAGATGAGATATTAGAGAACTGGCATATAGATTCTCAGATTGACAGAACAGAGCTTGGTGATGCAGCTCTTGATATTCCCAAACTCCATCATAAATATTATCAGATTTTTGTCAAGGAAAAAATGATTCTGCGTAAGCAAGAGTCAGACATGAAGCAACTCAAACTTGACAAGTATGAATTTTTAACTCAGGGTCCAAACGAAGAGACAAAAGAAAAGGGTTGGAAACTTCCACCAAAAGGTATGATCCTCAAGGGAGACTTACCTATGTATCTGGATGCAGATCCGGATGTAGTAACTCTTTCTCTCAAAATTGGATACCAACAGGAAAAGATAGAACTACTAGATTCAATCATTAAGACCATTATTAATAGAAATTTTATTATTCGTAATGCAATTGATTGGCAGAAGTTCACTATGGGAGCATAATGGATAAAGTACAGATCGAGAAGTTCGACGAAGTTTATATAAAGATCAAAGCCGAACCTAGTGTTATGATGGAGATGAGCGAGTATTTTACGTTCATGGTTCCTGGTGCTAAGTTTATGCCATCATATCGTTCTAAGTTTTGGGACGGTAAGATTAGACTTCTCAATGTTATGACTGGCCTATTATATGCTGGTCTAACAAAATACGTAGAAGAATTCTGTAAGTCAAGAGAATACGAATTAGAATATCTTACAGACCTTTCTTCCGAGAATTTTTCTGTCAAAGAAGCAAAGGATTTCATTGCCAAGCTAAAGCCAACAATGGAACCTAGAGACTATCAGATAGATGCATTTGTTCATGCTGTAAGAGAACGTAGAGCTCTATTACTTTCGCCAACTGCATCTGGTAAGTCATTTATTATCTATCTACTTGTGAGGTATTATGCGAAAAGAACTCTTATTTTGGTACCAACTACTTCTCTTGTTAGTCAGCTTGCCAGTGATTTTGCTGACTATGGCTTCGACTCTGATACTTTTGTTCATCGTGTGTTCGCTGGACAAGATAAGGGATCAACAAAACCAATCACAATCAGCACTTGGCAGAGCATATACAAGCTACCTAAAGAATTCTTTAGTCAGTTTGATGTTGTCATCGGAGACGAAGCTCATCTCTTCAAAGCAAAATCTCTTACTTCTATACTTACTAAACTATCCGGATGCCGCTATCGTTTTGGATTTACCGGAACATTGGATGGTACTGAAACCCACAAGCTCGTCCTTGAGGGACTCTTCGGAGCAGTCAGAAAAGTCATCACAACAGCAGAGTTGATTGAACAAAAACATCTTGCTGCTTTCAAGATTAAGGCGATTGTACTGTCATATCCAGACGAAGCAAGAAAGATGATTGCCAGAGCAAACGACTATCAATCCGAAATGGATTATCTTGTTAGATTAGATGCAAGAAATAAATTTATTAGAAACCTAGCATTATCACTAGAAGGTAACACTCTACTTCTATTTCAATTTGTCGAAAAGCATGGTAAAGAGCTCTATGCTAAGATCAAAGAAGAAGCTAGTGATAGAAAAATATTCTATGTAGCAGGAACTGTTGAAGGCGAAGAACGAGAAGAAATAAGAAAGATTGTAGAAAATGAGTCTAATGCTATTATTGTCGCTTCTTTTGGTACTTATAGTACCGGAGTCAATATTAAGAATCTCCATAATGTTATTTTTGGTAGCCCAAGCAAGTCTCGCATCAGGAATCTCCAATCAATTGGTCGTGGGCTACGTAAGTCTGATACGAAAACTGCTGCTACCTTATATGATATAGCAGACGATCTATCATGGAAGAATAAGAAGAACTATACGTTATTACATTTTATGGAACGAATTAAGATCTATAATGAAGAGAAGTTTCAGTATAAGATCTATAAGGTATCTTTAGATTATTAATTTCATTTGGTGCACTAGTGATTATACTCGCACTGCAAAAAAAGTCAAGGAATATATTATGGAAGCGAAGAAACCAAAAAGAAAAACAAATTATATCAATAACAAAACCCTCTACGGGGCGATGATACATTACAGAAATGATTTAAAAGAAGCTGTATCGAACGGTAAAGATAAACCTATTGTTCCAAAATACATCGGTGAATCTATTCTTTTGATTTGTAATAATTTGGCAAAGAAACCAAACTTCTCTGGGTATACATATAAGATGGATATGGTTTCTGATGGAGTTATGGATTGTATCTCCGCTGTGGATAATTTCGATCCAGATAAAACAAACAATCCTTTCGCTTACTTTACACAGATCGCTTGGAATGCATTCCTTCGAAGAATACAGAAAGAAAAGAAGCAGACTTATATTAAACACAAAAATTATGAAAACAGTTTCCTTATGATCGATACTTACGATGAAGGAAACAAATCTATGCAGTTGAAAACTAATGAGTATTCAGACGAGATCGTTAGGTCGTTTGAAGCAAAGTTGACAAAAACTAAGAAAGCTAGTAAACTGGTTGGAGTAGAAAAATTTTCAGAGGTAGAAGAAGATGAAGAATGAACATCTCGTGCCTGTTAACATTCAGGACATTGTTAATAGATTAAACGATAAGACTATTAGAGAAAACGAAAAGGCTAATCTTTTGCTACGCTTAGATGCCATTCGTGATTATGTTACAGCAGCTGTTGTTAAGGCAAATTCTAAAAGCGATCAGTTCGGTAAAAATCGCTAATAACTAAATAGTCTTTATGAACGCCTAATAAATAGGAGTATAAAAAGACTATGTTTGAAGAAAACAAATATTCTAAATGGTATGACAATATCATAAAACACGCTAAAAGAAGAGCTATTTTAAGATCGTATTTTGATGGAGAATACCATCATATAATACCAAAATCTTTAGGCGGAACGGATGACAAACAAAATATCGTTAAATTAACTTATCGAGAACATTTTGTTTGTCATCTTTTACTTACTAAAATGTGTAAGGATAAATCTCAAAAAGCAAAAATGTGTTGGGCTTTACATAGATTGACTTTTTCTAGAAATTATTTTGGGAGTTATCAATATGAAATTACCAGAAAGGTTCATATAAAAAACTTTACAGAAAATCATCCTTCGAAAAGATTCAGTAATTGGGGCGATAAAATGTCAAAAATAATTGAAGAATCTTGGAAAGAAGATGAAATTCGTAGAGAAAATATGAAACGAAGAATGGGTCAATGGAGAATAGAAAATCCAGAAAAAAGTAAACAAATATCTATTAACAATTTACCCAAACCTATGTTCGGAAAAGATAATCCTGTTTCGAAAAGAATAGAATATAAAGGTAATTTTTATTATGGTTGGAGAGAATTGATGGAACAAACAGGCGTTTCAAAACATATCTATGAAAAATATTATTTGAATAATATTCCTTTTGAGCATAGAATTGGATCAAATGGACCGGAGAAAAAACTTCCGTGAAAATAGCCCTACTAACAGACTCGCACGCAGGTGTCAGAAATGACTCCCTAGCATTTCATGATTATATGAAGAGATTTTACGATGATGTATTTTTTAGGTACCTCGACGACAACAATATTAGCACTGTCGTTCATTGTGGGGATATTGTTGATCGCCGTAAGTATATTAACATTAATACTGCTTA